GTAAAAAAGAAGTCAGAGAATGGTTAGAAACATTGAAAATTAGATATAAGGAAGAAGAAAAAATAGGAAATCACTTTGTAGATTTCTATTGTCCTGATTTAAATATAGTTTTTGAGGCAGATGGAGCGTATTGGCACAAAGACCAGAAAAAAGATATAAAAAGAGATTTGTCCATTAAGGAAAAGTTATCAGGAGTAAAAATAATACATATTCATTTTACAGACAAAAGATTTTCAAAAGACATAGATAATAATCCAGTTAAGAATGTGTATTATATTCAGGTTAATCCTTCAATGAATAGTTATGTTGATTTAGAAACATTTAAAGAATCAAAAATCTTGAAAGTTAAAAAGTGGAAATACAAAAGAGTAAAAGAGGTGGCTGGTTTATATGATTTAAGTGTAGAGGGAGTTCATTCATTCGTGGCAAACGGAATACTTATATCAAATTGCTATGTCCACGAAGGAACTTACAAAATGAGAGCAAGACCTTACATTCTTGATGCTATTTTTGAAAACAAAGAATTGATAAAAAATAGAATTAGCCAAAAAATGGCTCTCTTGGCTAAAAGAGGACTTGTATGATTCGAGATATAAAAAAAGAGATTATAGAATTACTGAAAACCATTGAGGGAATTAAGGGAATATATTCTTATCCCGAAAACAATCCCGTCGGTTATCCCTTTATGATTTTGACTTGGCAAGGAAATGATTCTTCGGTTCTGACCAATCAGCAGGATTCGGTATTTATAAATTTTAAAATCCAAATGGTTCAAGAAAAACTTGAAGAATTCAAAGGACGCAAAGAGGCCGAAGAGACCGCAGAGGACAGGGCTTGGAAAATCGAAACCTTGTTCAGAGAGAATAATAATTTAGGGCTTCCATATGTTCTGAGAGTTTTGCCGACAGCGACAACAAAAACTTATGATGCAAATTCAACTCGCATAATAATTGAAACAATTGTGCGAGTTCAATTGGTCGTAAATGTCTATAATCATTAAAAAATAATAAAAACTAACATGCATATCGGACGAAAAAATATTCTGGGAATAGGGCTTCAAAGAGATGATACGCCCGTCGCTCCCACTCATTACATTCCTTTTTTGGAATGCAATCTGATTGAGCGGCACACTCCTATTCCCGATATACAAGCAAAGGGCACAAGAGAATTAGAAGGAGGCCAATCGGTAGAGGGCAAAAAATGGGGCGAGGGCAATATTGAAGTTGTCCTTGATCCCGTAACCGCTCCTTATTGGTTCGCTTTGGCTTTAGGCGAAATAGAATCCAGTCCTTTTGGAGAATTGTATCAGCACGATATAAGCAGAGCATCAAACACACCTCTGAAAGCTACAATCTGGCGTGACAGGTATGTTGATAAGATTCAATTTTCTTCGGCAGTAGTAGACAATTTAGAGCTTGCTTTTGCTGATGATGTAGCGAAATTGACAGTTGATATATTTTCTAAATTCCCGACATCTCAGGACAGAACTCCCGAAATGACGGAATTATCTTATTATACTTTCAGAAACGCCACGGTAGAAATAGATGAATCAACGCCGATAAAAGTCAGGGAGATGATTTTGAAAATTGAAAATAATGCGGAATTGATTTTTGCACCGGGAAACAATAATGTTGACAGAATCGCATGGAAAGGATTCAGAGTGTCTGGCAAATTCACGCTTTTATTCGAAGATACCGTTCAGAAAACCGCTTTTCACGAATTAAGCAAACAGTCATTGAAGATTAAGTTTGAAGGCGAAGCGGGAGATGAAATCACTATACAGATTCCCCAATTCAGAGTTGATAACTGGGGGTTGGATAATCCCAATGATGATTTAGTCAACGAAAATATTGAATTCGTGGCGGAATTGGCCAAAGACGCTGAAGAATCAATCAGCGTTAGAATCGTCAATGACGTCCCGGATTACATAAGCGAATCGTGAAAATTGTAACGCCAAAACTTAAAAAAGAAATAGAACTTCGGGACTGGATTACTGGCAAAGAAGACGAACTGATCAATAGACCGATTTTGGATGTCAGATTTCAAATCGGTACAGATGGAAAAGGCAAAGGCGAGATAAGTGTGGCGGAAGCAATAGAAAAATCCCGCAATACAGCCATCGAAATCGTGGTGGTTGCTATTGACGGCACTAAAGAGAATATTCTGGAAAGGATTTACGCCTTGCCGAAAAGCGATTACAAATTCGTTCTCAACGAAATTGATAAAGTGGTACAAGGCGAAAATTTTCAGCCGCCCATCTCGAGGCAAGAAGATGGTATTCGTTAGGCAAAATGACCCGAGAGATGAAAATGGTAGCGATATGCCAAGAGATGGGCTGGGATTATTTCACTTATCTAAATCAGCCAAAATGGTTTCTGGAATTGATTGAGACGAAGTTTGAGATTGATTCCAGACAAAAAAATGCCTGAAAGCCACACTTTACAATTCATTATTTCGGCGCAAAACCAAGCCGAACAAACACTCAAACAGGTAGAAAGCCAGATTAACGGATTGCAAAAAAGAGTCAAAGACATGGAGCCAACTTTTAAAAAAATGGCTCTTGTCGGCACGGCTGGATTCACGGCAATCACTGGAGCCGTGGCTTTATCAGTTAAAGCGTATGCTAATGCTGGAGACGAAGTTCAAAAAATGGCCATAAGGACAGGATTTGGCACGGTGGCTCTTTCAGAACTAAAACACGCCGCCGATTTATCGGGAACAAGTTTGGAGGCGGTTGAAAAAGCCATTAAAAAAGTCGGCGCTTTCTCTTTAGATGTTTCAAGAGAGATGTCGACTGCGATAACTACGCTGAATGATCTCGGATTGAGCGTTTCAGATATTCAAGGATTGAATCCTGAAGAAACATTTTTCAAACTTGCCGAAGCGGTAGCCAACATTGAGGATCCGTTAAGAAGAGCGGGAATGGCTCAGGAAGTTTTCGGAAAAGCTGGAACTGAACTTCTGCCAATGTTAGCCGAAGGAGCGGATGGAATAGCCAAAATGAGAGCAGAGGCACATGAGCTTGGCATTATTTTTGATCAAGAGGCGGCTAATAAAGCGGCTTTATTTAATGACCAGATGACACGGCTCTCCAAAAGTTTTGACGGAGTAAAATATGCCTTAGCTGAGGCATTCATTCCGATATTGACCGAACTTTCTACGAAAATAATTCCTATAATCCAGCAAATTAAAGATTGGATGAAGGAACATCCTGAATTAGCGAGATTGATTGTGGTTGTTTCTGCCGCTTTGTTTGGATTAATTGCTGTTATAGGTTTAGTAGGCATGGCTTTGGGCCCGATTATAGCTGGATTTGGAGCGTTTATTGCTGTTTTAGGGTTTATTATATCTCCTATAGGACTGGTGATAGCGGCAATCGGGGCTTTGATAGCAATTGGACTTCTACTTTGGAAAAATTGGGATTATATCACCTCTAATATGAAAGCCGCCTGGGAAATCTTAAAAGACGCCTTAATTGAAAGAGGAAATCAAATCAAGGATTTCTTCAAGCAATTATGGGACGACATCATCGGTTTATTTACTTCGGCATACAACAAAGTAATGAGTATTGTTGACAAAATTAAAAGCGCCGTTTCTTCCGTGAAAGAAGGAGTCAAGGGAGCGGCTGGCTGGGTTAGCGAAAAGGTCGGGGGGCTATTAGGAGCTGGACAATTCGGAATCGAAAATGTGCCTCGCACAGGAACTTACCTGCTTCACAGAGGCGAAAGAGTCGTCCCAGCGGGAGCGATGGCTGGAGGAGGGGTGGTGGTTAACATTACTGGCGGATATTTTCTTTCCGAAAAAGCCGCCGAGGAAATCGGAAACCTAATTGTTAAAAAAATAAGGCAAAATACAAGGATATGGTAATTCGTCTTGAAATAAATGATATTGACAGGACTTCCAATTTATTGGTTGATAGTTTTGAAAAAGAAGATCACATCAACGAAATAAGAGATACAGTAAGATTCCAAATTTTAAAATATGGAGAATACACTTACGAACCGAGCATCGGTGAAGAAGTTAAATTTTACGTCGATGACGTGAAAGTTTTTGGAGGGATTATAACGAACATTGAAAAAACAAAAGAGGGGGGAGAGATGATATTGATTAGCGTGTTATGTGTTGATTATTCTCATCTTCTTGACCGCCAATTGGTCGTTGAGAGATACGATAACAAATCTCCGAACGAAATCATCGCCGACATAATCGCTAAATACGCTCCAGATTTCACGATGGATAATGTGGATTGTTCAACCAAAATCAAAACCATTATTTTTCCCAGATTGCCGATTTCCGAATGCTTGAGAAAGATGGCCGAAACGGTTGGATATTTCTGGTATGTGGACGAGAAAAAAGACATTCACTTCTTTGCCCGCGACGACAATCCTGCGCCGTTTAGCATAACCGACGAAACTTCTTATTGGGATTTTAAATTGTTGAAAGATTTAAGCCAACTGAAAAACCGTGTGGTGATAAAAGGTGGCGAAGAAAGAGGCGAAGAAAGAACCGAATCATACGAAGCGGACGGCGAACAATTGATTTTTAGTTTAGCCCACAAGTTCGCCGAGAAGCCCGTTGTTAAAGTTAACGATGTGGAGCAGAATGTCGGCATTGATTTTCTGGATAAAGAAGAAGATTTTGACTGTTTCTGGAATTATACGGAAAAATACATCCGATTCACGATAAGCAAAAAACCTGCTAAAGGAGACATCGTGGCGATCACGGGCATTCCCTTATTCCCTGTACTCGTAAGAATCTCGGACTGGCCATCAATACAGCAATACGGCATCTTCGAATTTTTTAAAGAGGATAAAAGCATTAAAAGCCGAGAGGAGGCTCTAAATTTTGCCCGAGTAGAATTAGAGGCATATAAAAACGGAATTATAGAATGCGAGTTCAAAACTGATCAGCACGGATTGCGAAGCGGACAGATAATTCAGGTGGAATCCGAATTGATGGGAATTAATGAGAGCTTTCTGATTCAATCCGTGACGATGAGAATCCTTTCAGAAGAAAAAACCGAATATCATGTTAGGTTGGCGAGTATGAGGACAATTGGAGTTATCAATTTCTTTCAGGAACTCTTAAGAAGGAGAGATTTGAAAGATCTGGAGCCAGAAAATCTTTTGAGTTATTTTGATTTTGGAGATGAATGTCAAGCAGTGGATTCAATCAGCGAGCCATCAATAACTTCGCCTCCTTATTACTGGTGGCCAGATGAAGGAGAAGGAGAAAATCCGCCAATCCTTTGGAATAAATTTACATGGGTTTTATAAAAACATGAAAGGAAAATTAAGAATTACAACTTTTAAAAAAGGAACTAATGAACTGCTTCGGCAGACGGAATTTTTCCCTAATTTAATTGTGCTTAATGACGGCAACGGTCTGAATCTTTTTATAAAACAATTACTTAACGGAGGAAACAGCATGGAAATTACTCAAGCCAAGATAGGCACGGGCAACACTCCGCCAAGCTCGAACGATACCGACTTGGAAGCTCCAGTTGTTAGCGGAATCATGGTAGCCGCTAAGCAGGAAACAGCAATTGATGAAGCGACATTTGAATTTTTTATCTCGGATGCCGAATTGCCTGAAGGAACTTACAGAGAATTCGGAATTTTTTGCGGCGACGCTTTGTTTGCCAGAAGCTTAATAGTCCCCGAATACACAAAATCAATCAACGAAGACACAAAAATTGATTATATTATTACAGTCGAAAATTTAGAAAGCTAAAAATTAAAATAATAAAACCATGGCATTCCCACAAAGCACGCCCGTGTCCGCAGGGGATACGGGAAGAATATCACAATATAATATTCTAAGAAACGATATGTTGGCTGTAGTCCCGTTAGGAACCGTTCTGCCTTATGCTGGAGATTCAGCGCCAGATACTTATTTATTGTGTGACGGAGCGGAAGTTTCGCGAGAAACTTATGCTGATTTGTTTGCCGTAATCGGAACAAAATACGGAGCAGGTAATGGCTCAACGACTTTCAATCTGCCAAACCTAAAAGGCAGAATTCCTCTTGGATTGGATCCTAACGATAGCGATTTCAACGATAGGGGCAAATCAGGCGGAGCAAAAACTCACACTTTGGTAGAAGCCGAAATGCCTTCTCACGACCACCAGTTGCAGTTTTACGCTGGTAATAGCGGTCTCCAAGATAGCGGACTTGGTGATGTTGCTATGTCCAGAGGTGGCAGTGCGCAGTGGTATAATATGTCCTACTCCAAGAT